ATTCCTGGTTCGCCTCCCGGCACTTCGTTGAAACTGAGAGATTTGCCGACCTTATGCTGTATAAGCATTTCGGAAGACAATCTCCCAGAAGTCGGATCGGTTTCGATATATTCGTGTGGAAGTTACAGAGGATCGTAACGTTCACACAGGGTAGCCGTTTTTATACGGTTCCCAAGAATAACGAAAAAGACCGGCCTATAAACATCGAGCCGTTTGGCAACATCCTGGCACAGTTGAGTATTGGCTGTCATCTACGTAAGATCCTAAAAGAATCTTACGGCGTAGATCTAGATAACTTAGCCGGTTTGCACCGGATTGGTATCAGTGACGATTCTATCGCCACAATAGATCTAAGCAATGCGAGCGACTCCGTCGCTCTCTCATTAGTGGAATTCCTATTCCCCCGCGGCTTTTATGACCAGATTAAGAAATCTAGGTCGCCCTTCGTTTTAGGACCTGATGGTTTTTACCACCAGATCAAGAAGGTTAGCTCAATGGGAAACGGGTTCACTTTTGAACTGATGACGTTGATATTGACGACTGTCTGTAGAGAGCTGGACCCTGGTGCATCCGTGTTCGGCGATGATATCATTATCGCTAAGCACTTAGCACCGTGTCTGATAAAACTCTTGGAAGAGGTTGGCTTCGTTGTCAACATTGAAAAGAGTTTCGTGGACGGTCCTTTCCGTGAGAGTTGCGGTGCAAACTACCATGATGACTTCGGCTATATCGAGAGTTTCGACTTTCGTTGGGCCGAGAATATTCATGATTGCATCGTTATCTCTAACAAGGTCTCGAGACTTGCGATGTCCTATCGCTCGTTTAGGGAACTTGAAACTGCTCTACAGCGCTGTATACCCGACGCCTTGCGAGGGGGTGAGAACCACACCTTACTGAATCTAAATTACTTAGATCTAATAGGTAGTGATCTCACCGCGCCAGGTCGCTCCAATTACCATCTAGGCGAGTATTTTCATACCCGTCGACGTGGTCATGCTCAACCTTCATCGAAAGTAGATATCGATGGCATTCGTGAAAACCTACATCTACAGAAATGTGATGTTTCATGGTTCTCCGGATACACGTATTTACCTGAACTGAGGTCCAGCACGGTCAGAAATCTCCAGAACCGGAAACACTGGGCTAAGTACGAAATGTACCTGCACAGCGGACTGGTCTCGAAGGATATACTGACTGGGAGCGGTAGGTGGGCAAAGAAACTCTACGTTAGACTCGGGGATCGGATCTTTCGATACGATCTCATTAAGTCTAGCCTCTAGCTTTTCCTAGCCCGAATCCTCGGTAAACCGAGGGGGATCCCGCGAGGGATAACAGCTTACATGACGCAAGTCAAGTAATCAAAACTTCCAGTTTTGAGACGCTGTTTTCTAC